GACGCGGGTAATGAAGAAGTCGGTCAATATGGACTTTCATATGTTGGAGACGCAAGTAATAATAAACTTTCGGTTCTAGGCACTGTGCATGGTGATGGGTCAATTGCCGGACCTGTAATAATTGAAGCTTCAGGAGAGAGCGCCAGATTAGACCTCGTTGGTACTGCCAGCGGAAATGGTTCTAATTCTGCTGTAGCTAATCTTACAGCATCAGATGGGCCAACACAAGTTAATCTAACGTCTTCTGGTTCTCTAGGCTCAAGAATTAAAATAGAACATTCCGGTGTAGGTGGTTTAGATAGTGACACTCATAACACAGGAACGATTCAACTTGGTGGCTCAAGTGGATTTAAAATCCAAAGAACTTTTGATGGCGCCAATTACTCTCATTCTATAACCGCAACTAATTTATCGATTGGAGCATTTGAATGTTCTGGTCAAATAACTGCCAGTTCAGTGGCTGCCTCTACTGGTTCTTTTGGAGGAATATCAGGGCCAATAACAACCGCATCTCAACCAAATATTACAACCGCAACTAATTTAACAAGTGTTGGAACATTAAATAGTCCAATGACAACTGGAGCTGTCACGGTTACTAGAGGTGGAGCTACTTATGCCAATGCTCCTCGTGTAGATTTAATAGATAGCGATGGCACGAATCAGAGATGTTCATTTATTAATAGTGGTGGAAATCTTCAATTAGAAGCAAGGAATGGTAGTACTAAAGGTATAATATCTTTTATACAAAATGCTGATGGAGTTCGAACCACCGCAATGAAAATTAGTAGCGGAGGTAAGGTTGGTATTGGAGTTCCTAATGATAATGTTTTAGAGGATTTTCATGTAGGTGGTAATGCAAGAATAGATGGTAACCTTTTTGGTAATGTTGGTTCTAATACATTTGCAGTAAGAGCTGATACAAATAATGTTGGTATAGGGACTAGTAATCCGCCTGCTACTCATAAATTTGTAGTTGCTGGAGATTCACGATTTACTGGAAGCGGATTATTTGGTGCTAGTGCAACAGGTGGTAATAAAGGATTACATAAACACTATTGCTATTCTAATGCCGGTGCCTTAACACTTTTTAGAACCACTAACACGGCTCCTAATAACGTTATAATGAAATACCAATCTTCTATAAGTAATGAATTTGTAATTCAACAAAATGGAACAGCAAATGATGTTTTTAAAATTATAACTGACACCACAAAAATTCATTCCAATGTAGAGGTTGGTAATGCTGGCGCAGGGAGGAGAAGTCTCAAAATTCGTGATGGTCGTACTACTGATGATGGACTTATATTCACTCATGAAAACGCCAACCAGACTATTCAAATGGGAATGTTTGGAGTTTTTAGTCATATATCCCACGGACAATTTCAAATAAATCATCAAGATGGTAATAACGCAAGTACAAATGTATTGATAATAAAAAAGACAAGCGGAAATCTTACAATCTCCAAACCGACCACGATTACTCAACAACTTAATATTGGAGCTAGTGTACCAGTATATTTAACTAACTCTGCTGCAAAGGCTGGGGGTCTCGTCACCGGAGATGTTTATAGAAACACTACTGGACAATTATTTGTGGTATATACTTAACATTATAAATAGAATAAAGGATTTAAATGGCAAAACCAACTAGCAGAGCTACATTAATTGATTATTGTTTACGGAACCTTGGAGCTCCTGTAATTGAAATTAATGTAGATGAAGACCAACTTGATGATAGAGTTGATGATGCTATTCAGTATTATCAAGAATATCACGGAGATGCGGTTGTACGTAGCATTCGTAAACACAAAATTACAGACTCATTTTTAACGGTTGATTCAACTACCGGATTTAAAGTTGGTGAAACAATAACAGGTGGTACTTCTGGTGCAACTGCAAAAATTGCCGAAGTAACAGATTCAACTACTATTCGATATAAAAATGTTGATGTTGCTAATACCTCATTTACAACCGAAGTAATTACTGGAAGTGATTCGAGTTCGACTGCAACCATCGCATCCGTTACTAAAGGTGATATAGAAAACAAATATATCGATATACCAAACACCTTTCTTTCTGTAAATAATGTTTTTGATATTGTAACTCAGGGTTCAACTTCTAATATGTTCTCGGTAGATTATCAATTACATTTGAATGATATATTTGATTTAGGTGGACCTTATGGTGGTGGATTAGTTAACTATGAAATCACAAAACAATATATGTCTCTTATTCAAAGAAACATTAATGGTGTATTTGAAAAAATAGAATATACACGTCATAAGAATCGAGTAAATTTCCATAGTGATGAAACATTAACCAATTTAGGAAAAGATAAGTACATTATTTTTGATGGCTATGAAGTAGTCGACCCAGATACTTTTGCTGATGTATATAATGATAGATTTTTAAAAAGATATACAACTGCTTTAATTAAAAGACAATGGGGTTTAAACCTTATAAAATTTGAAGGCATGCAACTACCAGGTGGTGTTACATTAAATGGCCGACAAATTTTTGATGACGCGAAAGAAGAAATCGATAAACTAGAAGAGGAAATGATTCTCGCGCACGAGATGCCTCCTCACTTTGTTATAGGTTAAATATGTTATGCCAAGAAATGTATACTTTAGTCAAGGGACAACAGGAGAGCAAAATCTCTACGAAGACATTACCATAGAAGGTTTAAAAATCTATGGGCATGATGCCTATTACATTCCCCGTAAGATAGTCAACGAAGATTCTCTTTTTAATGAAGACCAATTAAGTTCTTTTGGTTCTTCATATATGATTGAAGCATATGTTGCTAATGTAGATGGTTATGAAGGTGAAGGTGATTTACTTTCTAAGTTTGGTCTTGAAATTAAAGACCAAGTAACATTAGTTATTGCGAATCGTCGGTGGGAACAATTAATAGGACGACATGTTGCAAGTGATACTGATTTAGATAGGTCTGTTACTCGAAGACCTATGGAAGGTGATTTAATATATCTTCCATTTGCAAAAGGCTTATTTGAAATTACTTTTGTTGAAGCTGAAGACCCCTTTTATCAATTACAAAATCTTCCAACATTTCAATTAAAATGTGAACTATTTAAATATAGCGGAGAAGATATTGATACTGGAGTAGATATAATTGATACTTATGAAACTCAATTTGCAGATAGACAAAGATTAACTTTAGGGGCTGGGTCAGGTACATATCAAATTGGAGAGAATATTTCTCAAATTATACCTGATGCATCTACTGGAGGTACACGAACTATATCAGCTGAAGTTGCAGAATGGGATTCTACTAATAAGTACTTAGACGTCTATGGGATACAGGGATTTGATGATTCACCAAGTATTACATTTGTAGTAAGTGGAAACAATATTATAGGAGAAACCTCTGGTGCAAGTTATGCTTTAACAAATTTAGGAGCAGACTTATCCACTGACTTAGCTCAAATGGAATCAATAGACCCTGATTCAGATAACTCAGAATTTGAAACAATAGGAAATAACTTTATCGACTTTTCGATATCTAACCCATTCGGATTACCAAATGCTTAGCGGAAGACCATATTATAATCAGACTATTCGAAAATGCGTTGCAGTGTTTGGAACGATATTTAATAATATCTATTACACTAAACCTAGTAAAGCAAAAGAAAGGGTACCGATTGCTTATGGACCATCACAAAAGTTTATATCTAAATTAACGGATGCTGGAGCTGGTACAAATAGGCTATCTTTAAAATTACCAAGAATGTCTTTTCAAATTACTTCGATTGATTTTGATTCAACTCGTCAGTTAAACAAAATGAATCGATTGAGATATTCTGATAGTCCAGCTGGTAGAAATACTTTATTTCAAGGAGTGGCTTATAATGTCGGTATGGATTTAGTTATTATTGGTAAAGACCAAGACACTGCTTTACAAGTTTTAGAACAAATAGTACCCACATTCAAACCTGATTACACGGTTGCAATTAAAGATATGCATCGACCTGGTTTATCTATGGATGTACCAATAGTTCTTCAAAGTGTTAGTGTCGATGATGACTATGAAGGTTCTTATGAAGACACAAGAGTTTTAACATATACATTAAGTTTTGTAATGAAAGTTAACTTCTATGGTGAAGTTGTTAAATCACCTATTATTAAAACCGCAGAAGCATATTTTCATACATCACCAAATCCACCTTCGGTTTCAGCAATGATAACAGATGCTACACCTGATGACGGAGTTAGAATTACAACAGGAGCAAGTGATTCGCCAAATGCATTTACAGCTACGACCACTTTTGGATTTGTAAGTCCGAGTTTTAGATTATGAGTAAAAGAGATAAAATGAGAGAAGCTTTGGCAGCTAACTTACCAGTGAGACCGGAGAAAAAATTAGAGTCAAGACAAGAAGATATTATTCACGACACCGAAACCGATGTTAATCTTGTAAGGGAAACTTTAAAAGATTTAATTGGTAAATCTACTGAAGCATTAGAACATCTATCAGTAATTGCGCAAGAAACAGAACACCCTAGAGCTTTTGAAGTTCTTTCTAATATGATAAAACAAACCGGTGATTTAACTGGTGAATTACTTGATGTACAAAAGAAAAGAAAAGATATCACTCAAGGAAAAGATGCAATGTCGAATACTACGACCAATAATGCAATCTTTGTGGGTTCTACACAGGAATTACAAAAAGCCTTGAGGAATACAAAAAAGGCAATAGATGTCACAACCAAAGACTAGTGCAGGATATTTAGGAAACGCTCTTGTAAAAAGAGATGGAGTTGAACATCCTTACACTGAAGCAGAAGTTCAAGAATATGCTAAGTGTATGGAAGACCCGGTATACTTTGCTGAGAAATATATTAAAGTAATTAATCTTGATGAAGGTTTAGTTCAATTTAAACCTTATGACTATCAAAGAAAAATGTTAAAACATTTTAATGATAATCGATTCTCTATAATATTAGCATGTCGTCAGTCAGGTAAATCTATTAGTTCAATCATTTATATTTTATGGTATGTATGTTTTCACCCTGACAAGACTGTTGCTATTCTTGCCAATAAAGGTGCAGTCGCGCGCGAGATGCTTTCTAGAATTACTTTAGCTTTAGAAAATTTACCTCATTTTATTCAGCCTGGAGCAAAAGAATTGAATAAAGGTTCGATTGGATTCTCTAATAATTCAAAGATAATTGCAGCTGCTACATCGGCTTCTTCTATTCGTGGTCTTTCAGTTAACTTACTATTCCTTGATGAGTTTGCTTTTGTTGAAGGCGCTAATGAGTTTTATACTTCTACATATCCTGTAATTACTGCAGGTTCAGAAACAAAAGTGATTATTACTTCTACAGCTAATGGTGTTGGAAACCTTTATTATAAACTATAT